AGCAGATAAGTTAAAGACTTCTCTTGAAAGGTCTGACGCGGGTTTACCATCAACAGTTCCTTGCCCTAACTCTAATAAGAAATTGTTATATAAACGAATACGAGCTTGGGTGTCTTCTGTTCCTTTAAGTGTTTCAAAGAACTTGGTTACACTATCTCCTTCAAGGTCTACGTTAGGTCTTATTAAGGAAAACACATCCTTCATTTGATTTAAGGAAGCGTCTTTTACTTCTTTACCAAGTAAGGAATAGCTCACGCTTTCACTTGCTCGTCTGACCTCAGTAGCAATGCTTGATGTCTTACGTTCGGTGTCAGCCTCTTGTCCTCTTTCAATCGCATCAAGGATATTAGACAGGTCTTGTCGGTCTTTGCCAGAAATCTTAGCGCCTTTATAGAACTCATAATCAAGTGCTGCTTGAACCGCTTTCTTGGCTTCTGCATACTGCCCGTTGTTTTTAAGTTCAGTTCCAATAGCAGTTGTTTGAACAACAAAGTTTGCTTTGGCTAATTTATTATCAACACCATCAAGGCTTCTAATATCTGTAAGGTATTCTTTATAGAGAGGTGTAGGGTCTCCTCCGCCCAGTGCTTTCACTTGGTCTGCAAGGTGCGCTCCTTTGATGTCCAAGGTATAGTTAATCTTATTGGTCTCATACATCTCTGTAGTCTGCCCAATAACCTCAGTCATTATTTTGTCACCAAAGGCATTAAGAGCCATTACACGGTTAGGGTTATTACCAAACTTTTCTTGAAGCTCACCTATAAGTGCTTGCTTCTCTTCTGTGATAGCTGCATCAAATTCACCGTCACTGCCATACGCTGCTGGGTTAGCTGCTAAGTTTGTAAAGCGTTTAGTAATATCACCTTTAGTGCGAACAAAGTGGTCTTTAACAAGTTCTTCTTGGAACGTCTTGTCATACCCAAGCCACCTAGAAATCTTCTTGTCGTCCTCCATTGCTGCTTTTTTCTCAGCATCAGTCATCTGAGAGAAGTCCTCTACGGCTTGCTTTTGTCCTATATTCTTAGCAGCCCCAAGTATCTGTGGAACTTGATTCAAAGCCCTAGCGAAGTTCAACGCTTGGTTTGTTTGGGGCATCGCTTGAACAACCGTTCCGCTACCTCTGGTCTGCTGAACAGTGGGCGCTAAGGTAATCTCAGAGGGGTCGTAGCTTACTTGTACTCTATTATTAGTTGCCATTATTATTTAAGTGCTCCGTATGTTGATAGTCCAGCTTGTGCGCCACTCACTAATGCACCTGCGTAGTTTACTTCTTCGATTGGGCGATTGATGCGAAGCATATTATTAGTAAATCCTAGTCCTGCATCTCTAAGTGAAAGCTCGCGTCTTACGTCTAGCATTTGTGCTTGGGTATTCACCGAGTTATTATACATCGCTTCCTTACGAGTTAAGTCATTCATAAGTGCATTTACGCTAAGTCCTGCAACACCTGCTTCACCCGCGGATACTCTAGCGGTAGCTCTGGCTTCCCTAGCTCGCGTCTTATTAGATTGTAACTTCTGAGCCATCGCAACTTGCTCTTGGGCTTGCTGTGAGCGCAGTGAAGATACTTCATTGAGGTAACGCTGTCTCTCAACCTTAGAAGCATTTTCTTGGACTTTGGCTTGTGTTTTTGCTTGTATCTGCTGTCCTCTTATTTGAAGACCAGCCGAGGCTACACCCATAAGTGCTGATGCACCTACTGCTGCGGCTGCGCCTCCTGTTGCAGCTCCTGCTGTTAGGGCTGTTCCGAGGGGTATTAATACTGGAGGACACATATATTATTTCTTTCTGTAGGTTATGATAAATTCGTAAAAGGGGTGATTGTTGAATGACAGGGTTCGCGTAAAGGTTGCACCACAAAACTTGAGCCACTTAATGGCAGTTCTATTTTCTTTATGAACAAAGTTAAAGGTTGCACCATAAGGCTTAGTTAAAGACTGAGTTACTTTGCGAGACGCTTTAATCAAGTCGTAGGATGCGTCATGGACAGCATCAGTTCCTAGCATACAAATATAAGCCATATCAATGACTTGTCCAACACCAAGCATGGCAATAGGGACATCACCACCATCAACAATAGTAAGGGTAGCATCATCAGTTTCAAAAGCTCTATGCAACGATTCCTCTGGAGTGCTGCCCATACAGGCTACTTCAAGTTTATCCTCTTTGCGTATAAAGGGAACTATATAGTCAATATGGCTTTTCTTTGCCTTTATTAACTTATGTGTCCCTTGCTGAAAGACTAGGTTAGCCATATCGGTTAGAACGTGAGTGAACAAAGGATTCAAACTCAGCACTCTGGAAGTTACTTGGAAGTGCGCTTCCGTTCTCAATAGTAATAGTTGTATCCTGTGCTTTGGTAAGAACAGGGAAACGATAGAACCCACTGTCTAAGTTAAGAGTTCCTATTGTAGTGGAACCTACGACATCAGGAGTAAAGATATTCTCATAGGTATCGCGGAACTTAGGAGTCACCTTGACCTTAAAGAAAGCCGTCTTGTCAAAGTATATAGAGCCATTGCGTATCAACAACTTAGCGGCATTAGAAGGGCTTGTGCCATTGCCTGCTTTAGCTTTAAAGAGTTGCTCAGAGAAGGTGTACTTCATGGTGTAAGGGATGCCAGTAAATACAGGTGTATCCGATGTCACCGCTTGTGTAAGAGTAACAGTGGCTCCTGAGTTAGTAGCACTAAGCTTGAGACCGTCTGTCGTGTAAACCTCTACTGTGTTATCTGCTGGTGTGTAAGGAAGGGTGATTGTAGACGCACCGTTGGTGACTGTAGATGCCACTCGCATATCTAGGTGAGTAACATAACCAGCATCATCCGTAAGACCAGACTCTAGAGGCATCTCAACGAGGTTAGTTTCTCCGTTGTTAGTGATGACTGCGTATAGTGTAGACTCAACAAACTCCATGCCTCGTATCTCACCAGTGAAAGAGAACTTAGACCAAGCACTCAAGACTTTCTGATTGTTGTTCCAGAAGTAATTGTAGATATAAAGACAATTACGTGCGTTTGTCCCATCAGCGTAGTCCTCTCCACTGAGTAACACAATCATGTCCTCTGAGGTAGTCCCCGCCATATCAATAATGTTTTTAGGGATGTAAGCAGGAACGTGTTCAGTGACCTCTGCTGCTTCATAGGTATCATTTGAAGCATTTACAGTGAACTCTCTCATACCTGTAAAGGCTCCACGAGTGAATGGGAAGTAAAGATACGAACCCAATAGAAGTGGGTCTACTTGGTCTTCAAAGCTAAAGTTAGTAATTGGAGTAACGCTTACTGTCTTAGGTGTGAGAACATCACCGCCCTTCAGAACAAACTGTCCATTCTCTGAGAACATCACAAGGTTCTCTTGGAAGCCTTTAGCTGATTTTAAGTTAGTGACACGACTACTTGATACTGATACGTCGATTGGGTCAGAGTCTAGTAAAGTAGTTACTGAAGTGCGCCCAAAGTTATACTCCATTTCTCCTTGTTCATTTAGAATCCCAAAACCAGACTCAGACATTATGATGTTTTCTTGGCTAAGAAAACCTAGTCTATTTTTAAAGAAGAATAAATTATCAATAGGCTGACCAACAAAAGAGGGAAGTGGGTTACTATTATCATCCCCAGCAAGTCTATCTGCATAGCGTCCTTCCCTGATTACAAAGGAATTAACAGCATTGTTGACGATTACGTGAGGCATTGTGCTTGCTTCATACCCTGCTACAATTCCGAAGCCTACCGTCTCAGCGTAAACACCTTGTCCATAAACCGCATTAGAGTTTGTTGAAAATTTTACATAATAATCATCGGCTGAAATCTCCGCGTCTCCTCTAATTTTTATTCTAAAGCCATCTTTATTAGAGGCTGGAAGAGAAGATAGGGAGTCAATTTCTTTATATGCAGCACTTAAACCTGTATTAGATAAATCATCTCTCGTAGTCAGACTAAAGTCTTTTGTTTGGTCTGTGAGAGTTAGGTAAACATTACTGTCCCCAGCGTTGTGAATTGCGTTTGCAAATGCTCCATTCCAACCGCCACCCAAAGTGGAATCAGCGGCTCCGTTCATTTGGTTTTTTAATCCAAGAGCAATCGTAGAAGAACTAGTGTTGGCAGATGAACCACTCCCTGAATTTTTAACAGCAAAGAAAGTTGCGTCCGAGCCTACTGAACCCCCAGATACGGTATGGGCTGTGGTTGGAGTCCTGTAACCATTATTAATTTGTGAAGTATAGGTATTTCGCCCACTGCCACTGACCACATTATCAGCAGTATTCGTTATCCCCTCAAAACTTCCTGCGTTTACAACTGTAACACTTATAACCGAACCATTCGATATATTTACGTCTAAGGTGGGATTAGTATAAATAGCTTTGTTGCTGGTGACATTTATATTAACAGCACCCGTAATGTTTGACCCAGCGGCAGTAACCTGTACTGACGCAACCCGCCACCTGTAATTGTTTGTGGTAGTGACATTCCAGCCGCCGCTCTGACTAGAAGAATGTAAATACCTTTCTATTGTTACACTAAACTCAGGCATCGTTGGGGGTGTCACTCCTGTAGTAGTTCCGTCAGCGTCTGTGACTCGCGCATCAACCCTGTAGCTTTTCTCGTAATCTCCTTGCTTAACAAATATAACCCCGTCCTTCTCTAAGGGGGTGGTAGTGGTTGTTTTAGGTGCAATTGATATTTTATTATTAAGTAAAAAGGTTGAATCGCCTATTGTCAGTGCTTTTAAACTATCAATAGGAGATGAGCTGTCTAAATAATTACCAGTCGCGGGAGTGTATCCACCAGTCGCTCCATTAATAGTTGCTTCAGCACCAGTAGTTATATTAAAAGCTTTTAAGCAATAACCATCGTGAATAACCACATACTTCTCAGAGTCGCTTCGATTGATAAAGTGAACAAAGCTATTCTCAGAAATAGCACTCGTAAGTAACCTAGCGATGTGCCTAGTATTAGGGCGTTTCTTAAGTCCATCTGCAACAGAGCTAAGAGCGTTTTCCTGCTCCTCACATTGACCAGCAAAGCGTGTTGCGTCTGGTTGTTGAGATACCCCTTGGATGAGGTTAGGGACACTTGTATTAATTAATGCCATTAAGAGATGTCGTAGTTACGATTGATGCCAACTCTAGCTGAGGTGTCATAGTTGTCAAATATAGTTCTGTCTGAGGTGCTACCATCTGCTTCTAGTAGGTTAGCTCTAGCAACGTATTCATCGCGAGCAATCAAAGCTTCTAACTCCCTAGACCCAATGATGCGTCCTTGGAATACTCTTGATGCTTTGAGTGTGATGTATCTACGTGCTACCTCTGGTAAGCTGTCCCAATCTAGTAAACGCATTTGGTTTACCGTTAGGTCGCTTGTAAAAGTTGTTGTATTATTCTTACGGTCGAACAAGGTCGCTCCGCGTTGAACAATATCTAATGATGTGTCAATGGGGTCAAACTGTATAATGTCGGCAGGGACAGTAATAGAACCACCAGTTGGTGAATACTTCACTCCTGTCTCAGTATTAAAATGCCACCCTTCCGATTGAACGTCTTTGCTCACTTCGTTAAGTGCAGCGATAGCAGTGGAGACAGACACGGGACGTGCTGCGCTGTCGCTAATGCTATTCACGGGTGATTCACCGATGTGACCTAGCATTGAGTTTACTGCTTCTAGTTGGGTAGTATATGTAGCCATTATTATTTATCTTTCTTTTTAGGAAACCCCTTCTTCATATTGTCATAGGACTTCTTGGAGATAGTAGATTTCTTCTTGGTGCGGCTAATGCCTAGTTTCTTTCGTCGATTAATATTTTCGTATAGGGACATAATTTAACATTTCCATCTTTTAAGGGCTAAAGCTTTACGAGTAGGGCGACCCTTAGAGTCTTTCATCGCTCCTTTAACACCTGACATTCTTGCACAGAAGCTACGCTTTCTAGCGCCTCCCTTGGGCTGTGGTGCTTTAAGATTAGAACCCGTCTTCTTATTATAGTAGTCACGCCCTTTCTTGGTGAGACCGCCTTTATCAGACTTATGTTCTTTCCGTAATGATACGCCTTTTCGTTTCATAAAATAAAAAAAGCCCTCCAAGGGATTGACCAAGGAGGGCTTTGAATTTAGAGGGTTTTAAGCAGGAAGAATCTTCACTGCACACTCAGGGCGAAGGACACCATGACCCATTGCATACTTAGCAACGAATAGTGTACCTTGGCGTTCGATTTGGTACTCGGACTCTGTAGCGAGGTCGAGAAGCTTAACTGTACCAATAGCTTCCTTAGTACCAACAAGGATACCGTGTTCACCACTGTTGTTAAGCGTAGAGAAGTTACCATTGTAACCTACTCCACTTCCACCGAATACATCGTTGTTAGCAGAACCATCATCATTGTCAGCAGAGCTTTGGTCAACAGAGATGTTGCCTTCAGCGATAACTTCTAGGAAGTTGTTGCTCTTCTTGAGTTGGATGCCAGCAACCTCAACGATTGTGCCGCGAGCAGCATCAGCAGAACCACCAGAGGTGTCCTTGTTGATAGCAACATTATCAGCAGTCAATAGCTTGTAGTATTGAGCAGGAGTTACGATAGCGAAACGTCCGTCACTTGGAGCATCTACTTCGTCAAGCTTAGTAGCAGCCGCATAGAGTGCGTCAACGATACCAGCAGTGGTGTTAGTAGTTGCACCAGAGATGGAGTTACCACCAGCTTGTGGAGCAGAAGCGCCAGCAGAAGCAGCAGCGAAGAGAGTCTTCATTGTTGCGATGTCGAAGCGTTTTGCGAGAGCCTTACCAAGTTCAGAAGCGTAGATGCTACGAACGTCGTAGTGACTCTTGAGTTCATCAATGTTAGCAATGAATGTGGACGATACAAGAACATCATCAATAGTGATGACACGCTCGTTCATTCCAATGCTGCTAAGCATCGAGTTACCAGAGTCAGCGATGTTGACTCCAGGGGTGTGATATTTTGCAGAAGCAATTCCTGATACTGGGAACTGAGCAGACTTACCTGATGTGATTGTACGCATCAAGTGCAAGTCCTTCATGACATTGTTCTGTTCAAAAGCAGTCAGGATTTCTCCTGAGAAGACTTTGAGAAACAATGCATCATTGTCAGAACCACCAGAAATAAGACCACTGCGACTTGGGGATGTATTACCATTTGCCATAGTTTTTTCTTTCTTTTATTGGGGTTAGTTTTAGTTTATTGTTTTTGTCTTCGATTATCTGCTTACCAAATGTTATCCTCCTCGGAGGGCATTGTGCTTATTAATCTTAAACGAAAGTTATAGGAAGGTCATAGCTCGTTGAGCATAACCCTCCAGTCGTAATTGTTTACGGTCACTGATAGGATGATGTACTCGTCTCCAAGCACCACCGCCACCATTCCATATAAACAACCAATGCTTTACAGTCGGTTCTATTCCTTGTCTTTTAATATGTTTTGAATAGTGCGCCAGAACTGTATAAGCGATTTCTTTAGAAATTCTT